TATGTGGCGACGGGCGCTGCAGGCGACTTCGCCGCGGACGATCCGGCCGACGTGCTGATCGACACGATCTATGCGCTGAAGGCCGGCTACCGGCAGAATGCGAGCTGGGTGATGAACCGGCGCACGCAGGCCGCCCTGCGCAAGCTCAAGGACGGCGAAGGAAATTATCTCTGGCAGCCGCCGGCGGCTCCGGGCGGCCGCGCCATGCTGATGGGCTTCCAGGTGGTGGAATCCGAGGACATGCCGGACATCGCCACCGATGCCACGCCGATCGCCTTCGGCGACTTCGCGCGGGGCTATCTGGTGGTGGACCGCACCGGCGTGCGCGTGCTGCGCGATCCCTATTCCGCCAAGCCCTACGTGCTCTTCTACACCACCAAGCGCGTGGGCGGCGGCGTGCAGGACTTCGACGCCATCAAGCTGGTCAAGTTCGGCACGGCCTGACCTTGTTCCCGCGCATGTCCTTGTCCCGAAGCCGGGGCCAGTTTCGGGAAAGACATGCGCGTGGCCGTGCCAAGGGCGGTCTCGGTCCATCTCCTGCCGGGACCGTCCGGACCTCATGACGAGCGACGGAGCAGCAAATGACATTATTCAGAACGGTCGCGCCGGGCGCGACGCCGGTCTCGGTCGCGGAGGCGAAGGCGGTGTTGCGCATCGCCCACGGCTCGGAGGACGAACTGATCGGCAGCCTCATCGGAGCCGCGACGGAAGAGGTCGAGCGCACGACATCGCTGGCGCTGATCGACCAGGACTGGCGGCTGGCGCTCGACGATGTGCCGCGCTCGTCCATGGTGCGCTTGCGGCGGGGCCGGTGAAGGAAATCCTCTCCGTGACCGCCTATGGCGCCGACGGTGAGGCGCGGGTGCTGGACCCGGAGACCTATCTGTTCGATTCCGTTTCGACGCCGGCGCGGCTGCATTTCCGCCAGCCGCCGGGGCGGCTGCGGACGATGAACGGTATCGAGGTCGATTTCCGTGCTGGCTTCGGCGAGGCGGGGTCGGACGTGCCGGACCTGCTCAGGCGCGCCATCATGATGCTGGTGGCGCATTGGTACGAGTTCCGCGCGACTTTCGGGGCAGCGAGCCAGCCGGTCTCCATTCCGGACGGCTATATGCGGCTTCTCGCGACCTACATTCCGCGGAGGCTGGCATGAAGGTGTCCTTTATCGATCCGGGCCGGCTGCGGACCGAACTGCGGCTGATGGCATCCGTGGGGGCCGCGGACGGCATGGGCGGACGGACGGAAGACTGGACCGAAACGGGCAGCCTGTTCGCCCACGTCGAGCCGCTGCGGGCCGACAGCCGCTTCGGCGCGGGGCAGACGCTGGAGAGCGTGAGCCACCGCATCACGCTGCGCCATCGCGACGACGTGGCGAGCGGCATGCGCTTCGCGCGCGCCGGGCGGTTCTTCGATATCCGCACGGTTCACGATCCGGACGAGACGGGCCGCTATCTGGTCTGCCTGGCGCAGGAGGCTCTGCCATGAAGGTGACGATGCAGATCACGCTCGACGGCATGTTGCGCACGCTGCGCTGGCATGCGCACAATGCTGCCGAGACTGTGACCTCCTTGCGGGCTGACGGGATGGCGGCGACGGGCGATCCGGAAAGACAGGCGCGTGACATCGCACGGCGGGAGCCGGGGAGGGACCATGTCCGCGCCGGCCGCTGAGCTCCAGAAGGCGATCTTCTCGGCGCTGGCCGCCGATGCCGGTCTCCAGGACATTCTGGGGCCGGAGCGCATCCACGATCTGGCGCCCGCCAGCGTGCAGTTTCCCTACATCACCTTCGGAAGGACCAGCATCTACGACTGGAGCACGGGCACCGCGAGCGGCACCGAACAGCTCCTGACGATCCATGTCTGGTCGAAGGCGCAGGGGAAGAAGGAGGTGCACGCGATCATCGACCGCGTGGGCGCCTGTCTCAACGATGCCTCCCTGGCGATGGACGGCCACCATCTGGTGAGCCTGCGCATGGAGTTCTCCGAGATCGTCTATGACGAGGACCTCTCGGTGCATCACGGCCTGCTGCGCTTCCGCGCGGTAACCGAACCGGCGGCCTGAACGCCGCTTCAATCCGTTCAAGACATTTTCTGAAAGGAGGGACCGCATGGTCGCTCAACGGGGCAAGGACATTCTCCTGAAGCTCAGGGACGAGGACGCTGGCAGCTTCGTGACCGTGGCGGGGCTGCGCACCAAGCGGCTCGCGTTCAACAGCGAGACGGTGGATGTGACGGATGCCGATTCCGCCGGGCGCTGGCGCGAGCTGCTGGGGGGCAGCGGCGTGCAGCGCGCCTCGGTGAGCGGCGCGGGCATCTTCAAGGATGCGGCATCGGACACGCTGATGCGGCAGGCCTTCTTCGAGGGGCGGATGGGCGTCTGGCAACTCGTCATTCCCGATTTCGGCACGGTCGCGGGGCCGTTCCAGATCACCGCGCTGGAATATGGCGGCAGCCATGACGGCGAGGTGACGTTCGAGGTCGCGCTGGAATCGGCCGGCGCCATCGGCTTCGAGGCGGCCTGATGCATCCCAACAGACGACGCGGCGAGATCGTCGCGACCCTCGACGGCCGGCCGCATCTCCTGTGCCTGACGCTGGGGGCGCTGGCCGAACTGGAAAGCGCCTTCGCCGCCGACGACCTCGGCGCGCTGGTGGCGCGGTTTTCGACCGGGAAGCTTTCGGCATCGGATCTCACCCGCATCATCGGCGCGGGGCTGCGCGGTGCGGGCAACGACATTGCCGACGACGCGGTGATGGGGATGCAGTGCGAGGGCGGTGCCGCGGGCTTCGCGGCGATCGCGTCGGAACTGCTGACGGCTACGTTCGGCGGCGCGGGAGATGCGCCGGCAAACCCCTGACGGCCGCAGACGACCGGGCGCAGCCTTTTCCCTGGGACGAGATGATCGCCTTGGGGCTCGGCCGTCTGCGGCTTCACCCTTCCGCCTTCTGGCAGTGCACGCCGCGCGAGATGGCGGCGCTGCTGCCGCGCGGCGAGCGCGATGCGCCGGCGCGGCCGGCGCTCGACGCGCTGATGCGGCGCTTCCCCGACGCGACCCATGAGAGGACCGGATATGCCCGATGACGTGACAGTGCGCATCAATGCCGACACGACACAGTTCGCGGAGGCGCTGAACGATCTCGGCGACCTCGCCGAACGGTTCGGCGGCCAGTTGACCGGCGCGCTGAAAGGCGCGGTCGTGTCCGGGCGCTCGCTGGAGGACGTGCTGCGCCGGCTGGCGCTGAACCTCGCTTCCATGGCGCTGGAACAGGGCCTGTCGCCGCTTCGCAACCTGTTCGGCGGCCTGCTGCGCAATCTGTTCGGTGGGCTTGGCAGCATCCTGCCCTTCGCGCGCGGCGGCGTGGTGCCGTTCGCCGCAGGCGGGGTCGTCGCCGCGCCGACCTATTTCCCGATGGGCGGCGGCAATGTCGGCCTGATGGGCGAGGCAGGGCCGGAGGCGATCATGCCGCTGCAGCGCGGCGCGGATGGGAGGCTGGGCGTTGCGGCCGGCGGCGGGGCGGCGGGTGTGACGGTGGTGTTCAACGTGTCGACGCCGGATGCGGCGTCGTTCCGCAAGTCCGAGGCGCAGGTGTCGGGCATGCTCGCCCGCGCCGTCTCGCGCGGCACACGCACGCTTTGAGGCGATAATGAGCGACGGATTCCACGAAGTCCTGTTTCCGGTGGCGCTGTCCTTCGGCACGACCGGCGGGCCGGAACGGCGCACCGAGATCGTGACGCTGAGCTCCGGCCGCGAGCATCGGAATGCGCGGACGGCGCGGTCGCGGCGGCGCTACGATGCCGGCACGGGGCTGCGCTCGATCGACGACCTCTACACTGTGATGGCGTTTTTCGAGGCGCGGCGCGGTCCGCTCCATGCGTTCCGCTTTCGCGATCCGTTCGACATGCGTTCGGTGGGGCCGGGCCAGGCGATCACGCCGTTCGACCAGACGCTCGGGCAGGGCGACGGCGCGCGTGCGGCGTTCCAGCTCGTCAAGGCCTATGGCGGCGGGGACGATGCGTATCTGCGCGCCATTGCGAAGCCGCAGGCCGGGACGGTGCGCGTGGCCGTGGATGGGGCGGAGTGCGTGGAGGGGACGGATTTCGCGCTCAATGCCACGACCGGGGAGGTCCTGTTCGCATCGGGCGCGATTCCGGCCGGGGGCAAGGCGGTGACGGCGGGCTTCGCATTCGACGTGCCGGTGCGCTTCGACACGGATCAGTTGTCGGCCAACCTCGCCAGTTTCCGGGCGGGACAGATGCCCAGCATACCGCTGGTGGAGGTGCTGCTGTGACCGACGCGCTTGCTCCCTATCTGGCGGAGCCGATCACGACGCTGTGCAATTGCTGGCGCCTGACCCGCGCCGACGGGATTGTGATGGGCTTCACAGACCATGACATGCCGCTGAGCGTGGACGGGACGCTGTTCGAGCCGCAGACGGGGTTCACCACCTCGGAAGCGCGGCAATCGCTGGGGCTGGCGATCGACAGCGCCGATGTGCAGGGCGTGCTTTCCTCCATCCGCGTGACGGATAGCGACATCATCGACGGGCGCTATGACGCGGCGACGGTCGAGACGCTGGTGGTCAACTGGCGCGACCCGACCGCCTTCAGGGTTGTCGGCAAGGCGACGGTTGCCGGCATCAAGCGCGCCGACAAGGCGTTCGTGGCGACGCTGGAAGGACTGGGGCGGGCGCTCGACGTGGTGCGCGGACGGCTGGTGCGCCGCAACTGCGATGCCGAGCTGGGCGATGCACGCTGCGGCGTGGTGCTGGGCGGCGCGCTGAGCGGGACGGGCACTGTGCTTGAGGCGGAACAGGCGGGCAGCATCCGGGCGAGCGGGCTCGACGGCCTTGCGGAGGGCTGGTTCACGCATGGCGTGCTGAGCTGGACCAGCGGTGCGCGGTCGGGCGAGGCGGAACGCGTGATCGTTCACCGCAAGCAGGATGACGGCGTGACGCTGACCCTGCTGCCGCGCAACGGCCCAGCGATCGCGGAGGGCGACGGGTTCACGATCGTCGCGGGCTGCGACAAGCGCTTTGCGACCTGCAAGGCGAAGTTTTCCAACCAGTTGAATTTTCAGGGTTTCCCGCATCTGCCGGGCAACGACCAGGCCTATGCCTATGTGACGGAAGACGAGACCTTCGACGGCGGGCCGGTGGTGCCATGATGGAGGAGGCCTGTGCGTGGGACGCGCGCATCGTCGCGCTCGCGATGGGCTGGGAAGGCACGCCCTATCGGCATCAGGCGAGCCTCAAGGGTGTCGGCTGCGATTGCCTCGGCCTCGTGCGCGGGGTTTGGCGGGAACTGCATGGGAGGGAGCCGGCGCAGGCCGGCGCCTACTCGCGCGACTGGGCGGAGGCCGGGGGGCGGGACCGGCTGCTCGCGGCGGCGCGGCGTTATTGCGACGCCTGCGCGCAGGTGCCGGCGGCCGGCCGCATCCTTCTGTTTAGGTGGCGGCCGCAACTGCCGGCGAAGCATTGCGCGATCGCGGTGGGCCCGGATGCCTTCATCCATGCCTATGAGGGGCATTCGGTGATGGTCTCGCCGCTCGTGCCGCAATGGCGGCGGCGCATCGCGGGCGTGTTCCGCTTTCCGCAGCCGGACGGCATTTCCAAGATTTCGGAGTTCTAGATGGCGACGAT